AATGCCTGCCAGCCCCAAGCGTCAGGGCCAGTTAAAAAGCCCCAGATGAAAAGCCCGGCCAGCGTCATGCTGGCCAAAGCTTCTAGAACGATTGCAAGGCGGGTCATTGCTCTGCCTCCTGTAGCGTTATGGGGTATTCCATGCGGGTGCAACGCTCTTGCGCCTCTTGCCAAGTCTGAAACAATTCCTCTCCGACGTACCTGTCCCCGAATAGCTGGTCGATGCCAGCGATGACCCACAGTTGAGTCTTGTCTTGCTCTGTCATTGCTTTGCCTCCTTCATAAATAACTGGCAACGTCTCTTCGCGTTGCTTATGTCGTTCATGGCCCAATCCAGCACGTCCGAATTCACAAACCCGGTCTCGTGCAATTCTGCCTCTGCCGTGGCCAGTGAGTTAAGAGCGCGTGCGGCTCTGGTATAAGCCTCACTGACTGGCGGTGTCGCCTCCCGGCGTCGTTTGGTTCTTGTGTTGTCCATGTCTATGCCTCCAATCCCTTTTGTTGACGGTACACTTGCACCAACCCGGCGTGATAACCACGCTGGGACTCGGTGTCTGCCGGGTCAACCCGGAACATATACAGCGCGTCGTCTAGGTCATAGACTTGGCCCTTTGCCACCTCTAGCTTGGCGGCATGAATGCCCCGGATGTAGTCCCGGTTAAGCTCAACAATATCTCCCATTTCTAAGCCACTCCCTTAGTGTGTGATGAATGCGACGGGCTTTGAAGCTTGCCAGCACAAGCCACAAGCGCCGCATGATGGGGCCAGCGTTTCCTCGCCTTTCTTGGCAAGCTGGCCGGTGGTCTTGCTGATTTGCGTCGGACAGGTGAAAGCCTGTTTAGACGCCAGCAAGTCTTGGGTGCGTTCATCGTCTGCCGACAATGCCGCAAAACTGTCATTGAATGAGCCAGAGAACCGGACAGCCCACCGAATGCCGCATTCCCGGCGCAAGGTGGCCAGAGCTTGGCCTATGGCCCGCTCTTGGCTGTCAACAGCGTCTGGTTGATTGGCCGTGTATCCGTATACATGCAGCGCCGGGAACATGCCGAGCCATTTGGCCCATTGCGCGACATAGGCGACGGAATAGAAGTCGCCAAGGACATGCAAGCGCACTAAAAAGCCATTCGGGTGCTTGGCTTGGTAATGGGCAAGGTCTGATTCTATTTGCTGCAGCAAAGCATCGTCCGCCTTGTACCGTGTCGCGTTCATCATGTTATTGCCATAGCAATCATTCCAATGGGCGCAAGAGCGCGGGCAGGTGGCGCGTTCTTCCAGTGTCAAAGTGAAGATGGGAAAGCCAGACAGCTTGCCCTTGGTTACACGCTTGCCAAGCTTGGCGTTGGTGCTGGCTTTAATTGCCCGCTCGGTCTTGGCCATACCATCGGCCACGCTCTTAGCCCGCAAGTCATGGTAAACGCTACGTCCGGCCATTACGGCCATTTCAGTCTTGGTTAATTGTTTCATCGCTTTGCCCTCCAGCACGATTGAACATGATTCCCATATGGCGCATTGGTTGCGCCTAGTCAATAGCAAAAAGCACGGCAAAGTAAAAAAAAGACACAGGCATGTTGTGAGCGTGTATATACTAAAGCATGACGATGGATGGTTGCGATGATGGTTGCGATGATGGTTGGTTGTGCCTGTCAGTAAACACAGAGAAGACACATCCACACGCGGCAATGTATATATGTGGCATTTATGCAACAGTGTTGCCCTGGCGCAACAGTGACATATCCGCAACAGTGTTGCATCGCGGCCACAGGCAGGGGGGGATGTTTGGAGCCCGACCACCCCCAGCGCGCGGGGCCACTCTGTATATGTGTTAACTGACCTCTGCACACTCACACATCACTCACACTCGGAGGAACCATGGGCAAGATTACGAAGGCAAACACGACACGGGTCATTGAGCTACTGAGCGAAGGCCATAGCTTGGTGAAGGCTTGCGAGGGCGCGGGCATATCCCGTGCTGGCGCATACAAGCGCATGAGGGCCGATGAGGAGTTTCGGGCGGCTGTGTACACGGCAAGGGCTGAGAGCGCTGAGAAGGCTCTGGAGGAGCTTGACGGCATGTATATGAACGCACTGGAGGGGCGTAAGAGGTATGACCCCAACATACTACGGGACTATGCGCAACACGTGCGCTGGCGTGCTAAGACTTCTATGCCTGAGCAATATGGCGAGTCCAAGAACCGGGCTGGCGTCGAGGTGAGTGACGGCACGGTTCGGATTCTGTGGGAGACAGATTGATGAAATGTCCTAATTGCGAAACAGGAATGATACATGGCGGGGACCACGATGACGAAGACATGAACGGACGTGGTTACATAGCTAGCAATCTAATTTGCCCTGACTGCGATACATTCATGCTTATTTACACGCCAATAGAGGACTCAGATGGACGTTAAGATTCCCTACAAGCCTCGCGCCTTACAGGCAGAGATGCACAAGGAGTTGAAGAGATGGAATGTGTTGGTGATGCACCGCCGCTTCGGCAAGACGGTGTGGGCAGTGAACCAGCTAATCAAGACGACGCTGACCTGCCCGTTGCCTCGACCGAGGACGGCTTTTGTAGCTCCTACCTTTGCTCAGGCGAAGCGAATAGCGTGGGACTACGTCAAGTTTTACGCGGGCGTGATTCCAGGCGTGACCTTTAACGAGACAGAACTGCGGGCTGACTTTCCGAATGGTGGCAGGATTATGTTGCTGTCTGCTGAGAACCCTGATGCCCTTCGAGGAATATATTTGGATGAGTGTGTCTTCGATGAGTTCGGGATGCAGAACCCAAGGGTGTGGGGGGAGGTTGTGAGACCGGCCTTGTCTGACAGGCAGGGGTCGGCATGTTTTTTGGGAACCCCGGCGGGCCACAACCATTTCCATGATTTGCTAGAGACGGCCAAGAGTCAGTTGGCAGAGAACAGCAGCGATTGGTATTTTAAGATTTGCAAGGCGAGTGAGACGGGCATCGTCAGGCCGGAGGAATTGGAAGCGGCTCAGGTGCAGATGACGCCGGAGCAGTACGAGCAAGAATACGAGTGTTCGTTCACAGCGGCTATTATTGGTGCGTATTACGGCAAGCTGCTGACAGATGCAGATGACAATGGCCGTATAACGCGAGTGCCATATGACCCGGCCTATCCTGTGCATACGGCCTGGGACTTGGGCATTAACGACTCGACAGCCATTTGGTTTGCGCAGGTCTTCCGTGGCGGTGCAGTTAATATAATAGATTATTATGAGAGTAGTGGTGTGGGGCTGGACCACTACGCTGATGTGCTGAACCGCAAGGAGTACACCTATGGGGACCATCTGGCACCGCATGACATCGAAGTGCGGGAGCTAGGCTCCGGCAAGTCACGGCTTGAGACTGCGTATTCGCTAGGTCTGAGGTTTCGTGTTATACCTAAGATGAAGGTCGCAGATGGCATTAACGCAGCGCGTATGTTAATACCTAAATGCTATTTTGACCGCGACAAGTGCGGCGAAGGCTTGGAGATGCTCCGGCAGTACAGGCAGGAATGGGATGAGAAGCGTAAGATTTTTAGAGACCATCCGCGACATGACTATACGAGCCATGCTTCGGATGCTTTCCGCTATCTCGCGACTGGCTTGGAGAACCGAGAGGTTATGCGAAAGCCTCCACAGCAGGTTGCGCAAAGCGAATACAACCCCTTCACGCTATAGGAGAGACTGATGGCTAGCTCAACAAGTGGTGGCAGCACCGGGGGCGTTAGCCGCCAGCCAGCCACAATCAAGGCAAAGGCAGGGACAAAGCCTGGCGAAGAGGGACGCTACACGCTGCCTTCAACCGGCACTATCAAAACGACCACGATGGACCCTGACAAGCTCACAGCTAAACGCCAAGAACGTGCTGCGGCTATTTCTGAGCGTGGCGGTGGCGTAGGTGCTGAAAAGGATTATGAACGTGAGTCTTCTATATCTGAGCTTAAAGGCCGGTTAAGGGAAACACTCCCTGGGTTTTTAGGCGGCATGAGCCGGGTTAGCCTTGAAGGACAGATTTCTGCTTTGGAAGAGGGTGCAACCCCGGTCAAGATTGAAACCCCTAGCGGCGATTTTTTGACTGTTGGGACTGTCACAGGAAAAGGCGACTACATAGGCCGCGCTGAGTACGCCGACATTGCAAAAGAGGCAGCCAAGGGTACAACGACAACCCTTCCGTTTATTGAAACTACGGTAGAGGCAGCAGAAGAACGTGCAGCAGCCCTACGCGCAGAAGAAGAGCCTTCTACCATTATTACCCCAGAGGTTACGCCAGAGGTTACACCGGAAGCTGATGCAGCCATGCTTGGCGAAGGCGAAACAACTCGTCGCCGTCGTGCAAAACGCGCTGGCGCTGCCGGTACCCTGCTTGAAGGCGGCGGTGTTCTTTATGAATAGGAGATTTAGATGAGCTTTTTGACTCCATCCATGCCAACCCCACCTCCCCCGCCACCTCCTCCGCCGGAGCCGGATATTGGCCGTGCGCGTGTACTGGCTGAAGAGGCAGAAATGGAAGCCCGTAGTCGCCGCAAGGGCCGAGGCTCAACCATTGTCGCTGGTGCGCTGGGGGACACTGTCCAGCCTACTAACGGCAAACCAACATTGATGGGTTAGATATGGCACAGGAAGCAGCCCCGCTAATCAAGCGGTTCGATTCTCTTAAAAGCCGCCGTGATAATTGGGACACCCACTATCAGGAACTGGCTGACTACATGCTGCCTCGCAAGGCGGACATCGTGAAGAAACGCTCTCGCGGTGAAAAGCGCATGGAGTTGATTTACGACGGCACTGCGTTGCAATCCATCGACCTGATGGCCGCTTTCCTCCATGGCATGCTTACCAGCGGTGCATCGCCTTGGTTTCATCTGGACATCAAAGATGAGGCGCTGAATCGGGACGATGACGTGCGCGAGTGGCTGCAAGACACCAGCATGCGCATAATGCAAGCCTTCCAACGCTCAAACTTTGAGACTGAAGTCCACGAGGCGTATGTGGACCTTGTGGTGTTTGGCACCGCTTGCATGTTTGCTGAGATGGACCGTGACAAGCTGCGGTTTAGCACACGGCACATTTCTGAATACTACGTTTCCGAAGACCAGTACGGCATGGTCAACACCGTGTTCCGTATGTACAAGTCCACCGCAGCACAGGCTGTGGAGCGCTTTGGCTTTGATAACGTCGGTAGCTTCATCCAAAAGAAATTTGAAAAGACTCCTGATGAGGAAGTCGAGATTCTGCATGCTGTCCTGCCACGCATTGCGCGGGATGTGACAAAGCAAGACAATCTCAACATGCCGTATATGTCGGCCTATGTTTGCAAAAGCACCGGTATGATTATTTCAGAAGGTGGCTTTGAAGAGTTACCTTATGTCGTGCCGCGCTTCCTGAAGGCAACCGGCGAGACCATGGGCCGTTCTCCGGCCATGACTGCACTGCCCGATGTGAAAATGCTGAACCTGATGTCCAAGACCATCATCCAGGCAGCACAAAAACAGATTGACCCACCGCTTCTGGTTCCTGATGACGGCTTCCTGCTGCCTATCCGCACCCAGCCTGGTGGCCTCAACTTCTTCCGTGCTGGCACTAGAGAGACGATTACGCCACTGAACACGGGCGCAAACATTCCGATTGGCCTGAACATGGAAGAGCAGCGCCGTGCTGCTATCCGCCAAGCGTTTTATGTTGACCAGATTATCAGTGCTGGCTCCGCGCAGATGACTGCGACAGAGGTTATACAGAGGCAAGAAGAGCGTATGCGCGTCATTGGCCCTGTGCTGGGCCGTTTGATGAACGAGCTTCTTCGTCCGCTGATTGACCGTGTGTTTGCGCTGATGTTGCGCAACGACATGCTGGCACAGCCACCAGAAGTGTTGCAGGGATTGGATATTGATATTGAGTACGTTTCGCCTCTGGCACGCGCTCAAAAGTCCAGCAGCCTGAACAACACCATGCGGGCGCTTGAGATTCTCCTGCCGCTGGCTCAAAGCCTTCCGGTCGGAGACCACATCGACCCTGACGGACTTGTCCGGCATGTGACCGACGCGCTTGGCGTTCCCAAGAAAACCCTTCGCTCTCAGCGTGAGGTTGACGAGACACGGCAAGCACGGGCGCAAGCAGAGCAAGAAGCTATGCAACGGCAGCGTGACCAAGAAGATGTCTACACAACCGCGCAAGCCGCGCAGGCAGTCAGGATGGTGGGACAGTGAAAGACATCGAAAAGCTGAAGCATATGTACACCGAAACCTTCAACAGCGAAGCTGGGCAGAAGGTTCTCAGAGACCTTGAGGCGCGTTCAAACTGGCGGGCCTTGAGCTATGTGGCGGGTGACCCCAATGCCACAGCCTTTGAAGAGGGCAAACGTGCCGTTCTTCTTCACATCCACAACATGATGACACAGGAGTAACTATGTCAGAGGAAGCTATCGAACAGGTAGCCCAGTCTGAAGCTGCACCGGCAACTGATGCCGGGACTATGCTGGAAACCCCAGCGGAAGTAGCACAGGGCGGGTCTGGTAACGATTTCTTGCAAACAATACCGGAGGAACTGAGAGACCATCCAAGCCTCTCACCAATTAAAGACGTAGAGAACCTTGCGAGGTCTTACGTCAATGCGCAGCGCCTGATTGGTGCTGACAAGATTCCAGTCCCCGTAAACCCAACCGACGAGGATTTGGACAATATTTACAACAGGTTAGGTAGACCAGAGACTGTTGATGGCTACGAGATTGCTGTCGATGGTAACGTAGTCACGGAGGAGGTGGCTCAGTCTTACGCTGACATAGCGCACAAACTGCGCCTGACACCTGACCAGGCCAGCGGCATCATGGACTACTATCGCAGCATGGCTTCACAAGCCTCTGAGATGTCAGTCGAGGCTGAGACGCAGCAACGTAGCCAGACAGAAATGGAGTTGCGCAAGGAGTGGGGCGACGACTTTACCGCCCGGATTGAAGACGCTGGTAAAATTGCACAGCAGTTTGGCGGCGGTGAGTTGCTTGAGATGCAGCTTGCTAATGGCACCAAAGTGGGCAACCACCCTGATTTCATTAAGGCATTTGCAAAAATGGCTGAGTTCAGGCAAAGTGTGACTAGTGAAGACACCGTTTCTGATGCACCGACAGGGAGCATGGTGAGTCGTCAATCAGCGCAGCAAGAGATTGATGCGATTATGAATGACAAGTCACATGCGTATTGGGACCGCAAGAACGTGATTGGCCGCCAACAGGCCATTGAGCGTGTGCAAGATTTGATGGGTGTGCTACATGGAACATGATGATGTGGTCCAAGTGCGCCTTGAGTGCTTACGTTACGCGATTGAGTTTGGAACCGCGCGTGACGTTGTAGACCCCGCCCGACTCGCGGATAAATACTTCGAGTGGGCGATGCAGGGTAGCGGGGAAACCCGTCCTGCCGACAACCGGAAAGACGGTGGCCGCAAGCAGGTCCGAAAAGCTAGGAGTGTCCGAGAGGGTAGCACACCGGAATCTAGTGCAACTGTAACGTAGAAGGAGAGACATTATGTCTACTCAAGTAACTACGGCGTTTGTACAACAGTATTCTGCGAATGTGCAGATGCTTGCACAGCAGATGGGTTCCCGTCTGCGTGACACTGTGCGCATCGAGAATGTTGTTGGCAAGAACGCCTTTATCGACCAGGTCGGAGTAGCAACTGCGCAACTGCGTAGCACTCGCCACGCCGACACCCCTCAGATGGATACGCCACATGCGCGTCGTCGCCTGAGCCTCGCATCGTATGAGTACGCCGACCTTATCGACGACCAAGACAAGGTCCGTATGCTCATCGACCCAACCTCGTCCTACGCTCAGGCCGCTGCTGCTGCCATGGGCCGTGCCATGGACGATGTTATCATCACTGCATTTGATGCTGCTTCCAACACTGGTGAGACCGGTTCGACTTCGACCGCTTTCGACACCAACCAGGATGTTGCGGTTTCTGTCGGTGGTGCTGACACCAACATGAACCTGACCAAGCTGCGCGAAGCCAAGAAGCTGCTGGACCAGGCTGACGTTGACCCTTCGATTCCTCGCTACATCGTAATGGGTCCAAGCCAAATCCACGCACTGCTTGCTGACACCAGCGTTACCTCTGCCGACTTCAATACTGTCAAGGCTCTGGTACAAGGTGAAATCAACCAGTTCATGGGCTTCAACTTCATCATGTCGAACCGTCTGTCGGCTGACGCCAACAACGTCCGTACTTGCTTTGCCTGGGCCGAAGAAGGTCTTGCGCTTGGCGTTGGTAAGGATGTGTCGGCTCGTATTGATGAGCGTGCGGACAAGGGTTATTCAACTCAGGTCTATTACTGCATGGATATCGGCGCTACACGGATGCAAGAGAACATGGTTGTTCGCATCAAGTGTGACGAAGATGACCTTGACGGCGCAGCGTAAGGGAGATTGAGAGATGACAACCAAAAACTCTGACCTCATCGCCAACCTTGAGGCACTCCCGCAGGTAGCAAATGCAGCTTCTGAGCTTGGCGGCCGCGTCCGCATTGCTCAGGGCAACGTGGCACTTGCTGCAACCGACACTAACGATGACGACATCGTTATGCTGGCTCCTGTTCCAACCCATGCGACCCTCGTGTCTGTCCGTGTAGGCTCTGATGCCTTGGGCGGCTCCTGCGCCTACAATGTTGGTTTCTACACCAACGCTGGCGTGGTTGTGGACGAGGACGCTCTGGCCACTGCTGTTGCCGATGGCGCTGGCGTAGCGGAACTCCGTTACGAAGTGCTTGACCTCAACACCACTGGTCAGCAGGTCTGGGAACTGGCGGGTCAAAGCTCTGACCCAAGTGACGTATACTACGTTGCTGCCACGTTCAGTGCCGAAGGCGCTTCCGCTGGTGACATGGCGTTCATCATTGAGTACGTCGTAGACTAACTAGATAAGGGGGGCGGCTTGACACCGCCCTCCTTTGCTCCAATCCGAGGGCCGGGTAGGTGGAGTTCAATAGAGATTTTAGGTACGACTTGAAAGTCGGGCAGATGGCGGAAAGCTGGTTAGCCGACATACTCATGTCAAAAACCATTGAGATTAAGAGGGACTTCAAGGCTTCACGAACCGGCAAGGTGTTTGTGGAGTTTTTTTCTAGGGGAAAGCCGTCAGGTATATCCACTACTGAGGCAGATTTCTGGGCGTTTATTGTGGACGGCGAAACTGTGGTAATATTACCCACAGAACGACTCAAGGCTCTTGTGCAAGAAGCGAAGGACGAGGGCAAGATTTGGAAGGGCGGCGACTCGAATACGAGCCAGGGCGTCCTTGTTAATTTGGAAAGGTTAGTAAAGTAATGCCATCCGTAGTGGACATCTGTAACGAGGCAATGGACCTGTTGGGTGCAGCTACAATTACTGCACTTACCGAAAACTCTAAAGAAGCCCGGCTGTGCAACCGCAGGTTTGAAACTGTTAGAGACGCTGTTATACGAGCGCATCCTTGGAATGTAGCGATTACCCGCGCCTCGCTTGCCAAAGACTCAGAGACTCCGGCCTTCGGGTTTGCTAATCAATTTACTCTCCCAACCAACCCGTATTGCCTTCGCGTGTTGTCGTTTTGGAACAGCAACATCGACAGCGACGTAGCCCCGTATGACAGTGAGGTCATGTTTAAGATTGAAGGCCGCAAGGTTCTTAGCAACGAGGGGACTTGCAAGATTACTTACTTAGCTAGGGTTACCGACACAGAAACATACGACCCTCTGCTCTCCAGCACTATTGCACACAAACTGGCCGCAGAGACGGCCTATGCTATTACAGGCAGCACAACGGTAAGCCAGTCCATGCAACAGCTATACGAGTTGCGGCTGCGTGAAGCCCGTTCTGCTGATGCTATGGAGGGTATGCCTGACAAGCTGATTGCAGATGACTTCATAAACATCAGGTTCTGATATGGCCCGCGTTTCAACTATTGTCACAAACTTTCAAGCGGGCGAGTTTTCGCCGCGCCTTGAAGGCCGTATTGACCTGCAAAAGTATAACTCCGGCGCACAGAAGCTGGAGAATATGCTTATCTTCCCACAGGGTGGCATCACTCGCAGACCAGGCACCAAGTATGCTGGCACGTCAAAAGACGGTGGCAAGGTGCGGCTCATCGACTTCCAGTTTAGTGACGAACAAGCCTATGTCCTTGAATTTGGGGCAAATTATATCCGCTTCTTCAAAGACGGTGGGCTGCTGACAGAAGCAACCAAGTCCATCACTGCCGCAACACAGGCTAACCCTGTTGTCGTTACGGCTAGCACTCACGGCTATTCCAATGGTGACCGCGTGTTCATCAAGGATGTCGCTGGCATGGTGGAGTTGAATAACCGTGAATTTACGGTTGCTAACAAAACGACCAACACCTTCGAGCTTTCCGGCATCAACGGGACTGGCTTCACGGCCTACACCAGCGGCGGCACATCCGGCAAGATTGTAGAGGTCACGACCACCTACACAGAAGCACAGGTCTTCGAGCTAAATCATGTGCAGTCTGCTGACGTTCTGTATCTTGCGCATAAGGACCATGAGCCAGCAAAGCTGACCCGCACGACAACGACAAGCTTCACGCTGACGGACATCGACTTTGTTGACGGCCCGTGGCTGGATGAGAACACCACAGACACTACGATTTACTTTTCTGCGGAAACAGGCACAGTGACGGTCACTGCCTCTGCTGACGTCTTTAGCTCCGATGATGTAGGCCGGTTTATTCGCACTCGTGAAATCCTTGAGATTGCACATGACGAGTGGGCGGCGAGTACGAGCTATGCTAACAATGCAACGGTCAGGTTTGGCGGGCATGTCTATAAGAACGTAACCGGCAGCACCGTAAGTTCGGGGAATACGCCGCCTGTGCATCTGACCGGCACAGAAACTTACGGGACTATTGATTGGGAATACCGGCACGACGAGTTTGGTCATGTAGAGATTACGGTTTTTACTAGTGCCACCGAGGTTACTGCTGTCGTGCATGAAGACCAGTATGGAAACTCAACGCTACCAGACAGTTCTGTCGGCTCCTCCAATGCCAACACCCGCTGGTCTCTCGGTGCATTTGGCGGCGACCAAGGCTTCCCACGCGCTGTAGCGTTCTACGAGGAGCGCCTGTACTTTGCTGGCACAACAGGCCAGCCACAAACCATCTTTGGCTCTCAGACTGCTGACTTCGAGAACATGACACCCGGCCTGAACGATGACGATGCAATCAACGTTACCATCGCATCGGACCAAGTGAACGTCATTAAGCACATGATTCAGGGCCGCTTCTTGCAGCTTCTGACAACAAGTGCAGAGTTCACACTGTCAGGTGGTACCGGCACCCAGCCAGTTACGCCGACTAACGTGAACGTCCTTCGTGAGACAACCTTTGGCTCATCTGACGTGCGCCCTATCCGCGCTGGCTCCAGCACCATCCTTATTCAGAAGGGGCAGGAGAAGGTCAAAGAGGTCACATTCGACTTGGACACTGACGGGCTTGTAGGGCGTGACCTTACAATTCTAGCGGAGCATATTGCCCGTGGCGGTCTGACCGACATGATTTGGCAGCAGGAGCCGGAGCTTATCCTGTGGTTTGTGCGCACAGACGGGGTTCTTATCGGCCTTTCATATGACCCACAAAACCAGACTATTGGGTGGCACACTCACCCAATGGGGGAGTCTGGGGTTGTGGAGAGTATAACGGCTATACCTAGCGGCGCTGAGGACCAGGTTTACTTGTCGGTCAAGCGCACCATCGACGGTTCTGTTGTGCGCCACATCGTGTTCATGGAGAATATCTACTTCGGCACAGACGTCTCGGATGCTTTCTATGTAGACTCCGGTCTGACATATGACGACACCGCCACGACCACGATTACCGGCCTGAACCACCTCGAAGGTGAGGCGGTGCAGATTCTAGCTGATGGCGCGGCACATGCTGACAAGACGGTTAGCGGTGGTGCGGTGACGCTGGACCGCAGCGCAAGCACGGTGCATGTGGGTTATTCCTACGATTCTAAAGTTCAAACGCTGCGCATGGAGGGCGGGGCTGACGACGGGGTATCTCAAGGCAAAATCAAACGCATCCACGGGGCTACCATCCGGTTCCTCGACACGGTGGGTGCTGAGATTGGGCCTGACGAAGATAACCTGGACCGTCTGCCCTTCCGCGACAGCAGCATGGCCATGGATGAGGCCGTGCCAATGTTTGATGGGGACAAGGAGATTTCGTTCCCGTCAGGTTATGACAACGACGCCAGAGTTTTCGTTAGACAGACGCAGCCCCTGCCTATGACCATTCTGGCAGTTATGCGGAGGTCTAACACATTCGATGCTTAATATACGACCATACAAACAAGAAGATGTGTACGACATCGAGTTGGATTACGAGTTCGACAGTGCTTCTCGTGCAGGGTTACTGGGTCATAACGAGATAGTTGCCTACACGCTTCTAGACGATGACAAGGTAATGGCTGTCGGCGGTGCGCACGTTATGTGGTTTGGGGCGGGGGAAGCATGGGTGCTGGTATCGCCGGAGTGCCTTGGCAAGCCAGCATCCTTTGCCCGTTATGCAAAAAAGCTGTTTGATAGTATATTGCAAGACACAGAGCTACGCAGGGTGCAAGCCAGTATTCATGTAGATGATGACCGGGCATACAGGTTCGCAGAGTGGCTTGGGTTTGAGAACGAGGGCGTGATGCGCAAGTACGGCGTTGAAGGTGACGATTATTACAGAATGGCGAGGGTGGCGTAATGGAACCGACCACCATCATGGCTGCTGCGTCCGTTGCCCAGGGGGTTATGGGCTTCAAGGGCAACCGCGCTGCTGCACGACAAGCTGCCGCTGTTGGTGAATACCAAGCCCAGGTAGCAGAAAACGAGCTTATCCTCACGCAACGCGCCCGCCGCAACCAAGAAGTGTCTCTGCGTAGGAACTCAGAAAGACTAAAGGGGTCACAGAGAGTAGCTACCGCAGCTTCCGGGATACAGATGTCCGGTAGCCCCCTTGAGGCCATGAAAGACACTTACTTCAATACCGAAGTTGACGCTTTGCGCATCCAATACGCGGGCAGCGTAGAAGAAGCAAATGCCGCTTCAAATGCAGCTATGGCTAGGATGACAGGGAAGGCGCAGGCCTCTGCTTACAACATGGCGGCTTTGACAAGCGTTGTTGGAGCAACTTCTGCTATGGCTAATTTCCGACAGCAACAAACGCTGCTTGGGCAGCGAACCGCCGCATATGATGCGCAAGTTGGCTTCCAGAACAGGATGCTGGCGCTTGAAAAATCAAGATACCAAAAGGAGCTTAGTTCCTAGCTATGCCAAGAATCCCGCTTTACGCAAAGGGCGCTGGCCCAACAGTTGAATTGGCCACGGGTCAGCTTGGGGCAAGGCCAAGCGCTGGCGCGTTCACTGCGCCTGGAGAGGCTATGGCGCGGATGGGTCAGGCTGTTGGCCGTGCCGGTGCCACGTTTGCAGAAGGCCAAATGCGCATTGAAGAGGGGCAACTAAAAGCCGAAAAGGAACGCCAGTCAAACGAAATTGAGTTTCAGCGGCGTCAGAAAAAAGTTGAATTTGACTTTGCTGTCGCGGAGCGAGATGCCGAAGACAGGCGTATTCTTGCAGAGGAGGCAGACCGCGCTGTTGTGGCCACTAGCGGGTTCCTTGAGCAAAACACAGACACTGACACTCAAACTTTTAATCAGAATTTTGAGACGCACCGCAGCAAGCTAATCTCTGAGGTTGAAGGCCGGGATTACACCCCACGCCGCAAAGCTTTGGTCGAGAACGCTATTAGGCAAAGCACTCGCGCGCAACGCAGTAGTGGCGCAAATCAAGCCTTTGGGCGCGGCCAGGTTGCGCGTACCACCGCCGCTGAAACGACCATCTACACAGCTATGAACCAAATATCTTTGTATGCGGATGGACATCCCGAAAGAGTTGCGTTGCTCAACAGCATTGAAACCACTTTTGTTGACGCCGAGAAAAATGGCCTAAGGATGAAGTTTACAAGGGCGGGGGTCCAGCAACAGGTACTTTACCAAGACTACAACCGTGAAATTGCCGGTGCCGGAAGTCACGAGGAAGTAGCCGACATCCTATTGAGGTTGCGATTTGATGGTAGCGTTAGCCAAGCAAACCGAGAGAAGTTGATTGTTGACCTGAACCAAACTGAAACAAAGCTTTTTAATGACGCGCGAGACTCTGCTGCTGGGGTTTTGAACAGCGCAAATATGTCTTCGAGGGAGCAATCAGAAATCGAGGAGGCCATTGAAGGCGCGGGTACGTATACCTTTACCATGGGGGATGGCTCATCTAGCTCTGTTGACTTCTCTCAAATGCGCTCAACAGATGTCGGCCCTATGCTGAGTATATTGAGCAGACGCTTTAAGGATGTAGAAGACCTAACGTCAAGAAACATTCTGTCTTCAGCCGAAGACGCCTACAACCCCAAAATGTCAGGGGCTGACAACGCCGCAAAGTTTTCTGAATATTACTCTGCGTCAGCAATCGAGACGCACGGAAAGACGCCGGAGCAGTTAGATGAAATTGCTTTGAACCTTGCGAATCAACACCAAGACTTTGTTACCAATATAATCAAGTCAGAGGGCGTGACTCGACAGAACTACCCAGAGATTGTAGCAAGGATTGATGCGGCTGAAGCATTGCTGACATCCGAGCTTGGCGGCCGTGCGCCTTTAAAGTTTGCAACAGGAGGGGACCAAGGCACTGTCATAGGAATACTGTCTGGCTTGGCGTCGTCGCGTGAAGACTTGCGCAAGGCTGCTGCGGAAACCGCTACATCCGAAACTCATTTGGATTTCATGAGGAGAGGCGAGTTTGAGTTCGTGGCTGGCCAAGCAACCGACAAGGAAACAAAGAAAGCTGTCAACACACGCATGGCCGAGCTTTCGGACAATGTTCCTTCGCAAATCAATGATTTGTCTAAGAACGGGACAACATATGAGACGTTTGTGTCAGTGCTGAACACACAAGCTGAACGGATTACAAACCCTAACTTTGACCCTGAAGACGCAGAGAAGGAGGGCGTTTCTGCTGCAATTGAATTGTACCGAGAAATGAAGCTGGCTGGTCGCGGCGTTGCCAACAGGCATGTGTCGGCCGAAAGCAAGAAAATATTTGAAGGCTATTTCCGTCTTGAGCCTCATTTTGGTGCAGTTGCCACCATTCGGACACTACAGCAACAGCGAGACGACATCGACGTAAACGCAAGTTACAAACAGGTTCAAAGTGGGGTCGAGTCCATCTCGGACACAGCATCACAAAGCTATTCTTGGTATCAGCACATTCCTGGCCTTGGCCCTGATGAAGACTTTGTAATCCAAAATACGTCAGAAATTCAAAGTTACGTTAGCAAAGCAGCAAAAGATTACATTAAACTTGGTGTCCCGGCAGAAGCCGCCGTTGAGCTTGCTGCAAAAGATTACGGCGAGTCTCATGTGCGCATCCGGAACATAATGGTTCCCAAGACAATGGGGATGCCCAGAAATGTTGAAGAAATGGCGACTGCCGCCGTCAAGGATTCAATCTTGAAGTATCCTTATGTCGCTGAAGAGTTTGACAGCGAAGAGCTTTCCATCCGCCCCTTAGCAGGCACAATGGACCGCTGGACACTGGTGCATAGTGGTGGTTCGCCTGTGATTGCAACAGACATTGATGACCCGAAAAGAGCATTTCCAATTGAGTTTACCCTTGATGACCTAAATAAATACATGATTACGCAAAGGTCTGACGCCGGACTCATTGAGATTGCGAAGAATACAGAAATGAACTTCCGCAAGAAGGTAGAGTTGGAGTTCCACACCCGCAGCGGGCGCTTTGAGGGTATGACTGAGTATAACGCACGGCTTAAAAGACTTCGTATTTTGCACCCGGAGCGAAGCTTCCGTTTGGAGGCTGAGGATATTAGCAAAGCCACAACATCCGTTTTGGAGCAGATGCTGGGCGTTTCTGGTTCTGAAGACTTTAGCGGCGAAGCCCCTATAGAGAAGGCTGAGTGATGAACGAAGAAGAAGACCTGCTCAGTCCCGCTAGGCCTGAAATTACGCCAACACGAGAGGCTGTTGAACGCGCCGCTGAAGCGGAGTTAGAGGCGCAAAAGCCCACCTTTGGCGAAGCTGTCCGGGCGTCTGTTCAAGAAGACTGGATGATGTCTTGGGCATTGCGCGGGCGCGAGGAGTTTGCCCCTGACCCAGACTTTCAGTTGTCTATAGAGGAGCGCCGGAAAGCAACATCTGGCCTTCCAGAAGAGTACCACGGGTTTGTCGAGGACGCATACAGTATGCCTCAACTTGAGTCTTTGCGTGAGGAGGCGTTCAAGACATACGAAAACGACCAGAAGCTTGCCCAGCTTGGCTGGGGCGGAGTTGGTATCCGCTTTGGCGTGGCCTTGGCTGACCCGGCAGCAATTGGACTTAGCGTAGCTACAGAAGGTGTGGCGGCTCCATTGATTTGGGGCAACAAGCTGACAAGGCTGCAAAGAGCTTTTCGCGGAGGTACGGCCGCAGCAGCAACAAATGCGATTGTCGAAAGTTACATTGTTAGTCAGAACGCTGTCAAAGACCCCTATGACATCTTGTATTCCGCTAGTGCTGGATTTTTGATTGGCGGCGGCCTGTCTTCCCTGGGCAGGACTGACACGTTAGACCCTATTAATGGCGCAATGGCCAACATGGCAAAGGCAGCAGACGACGCGCAGCGCGTTGAGGCCGTCGATGCCGTCAATAGTCGCATTCAGGGAGAGGGTTTGGGAGAGCAGTTCGACCGGTCTGTGGGCGCGGCTGAAAACCCGTTTGAGCCAGCACAGCAAATCTCTGACCTCCGTACAGATTTGGACAATTTCTTGGATGAAGCTGGAGACTCTGCAGACCCCGCTTATGGCAGGGGCCGATTTGACATGGCCAGTTATCTGCTGGCCTCAAAGAACCAAACCGCTAATTTTTTAGGGCGGGTTCTAGGCGAGGACGCCGTCGGTTTCCGTAAAGATGCTGGGCGACCACTTGAGGCCACTGCTGACATCATCAAGACGAATGAATTTAAATCAGCCCTTAGCCGCTACTATTCTGTGTATGACGAGGCATACAACGAATGGGCAAAGGAGCAAGGCTTTGGCTACTTCAAACGCAAGATGAATATCCCGCGCCGCCAGTTTGGTGAGCTTGTGGCGGATGCGATTGAGAATCCTGAGCTTCCGTTTTCCCCTGCCGTGAGAAAGGCTGCGCAACGGCAAGCTGAGATTAAGCGTGACCTTCTCAACGGGGCCAAGGATGCGGAGGTTCGTGGCTTTGAGACCGTTCCTGAGAACCTGCGTTATTTCACGCACCTCTGGGACTCATTCAAGTTTGTTGAGGCCCGGCATCGTTACGGGGACACAGCGATTACGCGGATTCTGACCAACGCCCTAATAAACGGCACAGAAGACTTGGACGAAGAAGCGGCCCAGATGATTGCCAAGAGCATGGCCGGAAAGCTAAACCGTGACGGCGCTGGCATGGACTCCGGCGCAGCCAGATTGTTCACAACAGATGACCGCGATGTCATGAAGCAAATCCTTGTGGAAGAGGGTTTCATGACGGACGACGAGGCTACACGCCTGTTGTCGCTGTTTGAGCAGCGTCCTGACGGCACTCCAGCACGGGCCAAGCGTAGGCTTGGGTTTAACATGGAGGAGGAGCTGTCGGTGTTTAACTCACAGACCCGTCAGCAAGAGACTCTCCGCCTCAAGGACTTGCAAGAGCGAGACGCTGAACAGGTCTTTACCTCCTATGCAGCAGGGATGTCTGGCCGTATAGCTCTGGCAAAGGTGGGCTTCAAGGACGAGACTACAATCAATCAATTCCTAGACAGAAACCTAGCAGAAGCAGAGGCCCGCGAGGGCAACAAAGGCCTGAAACGCGCACAGAAAGAGAACCTTGTGGCTCAGACCATAATTAACATGATTCTGAACCGCCGCGCTCCGTTGGCAGCAGACCCGTCTGGCAACTACGCAAGGATTGCGCGCCTGGTCCAAGACTATAACTTTATCCGCCTGATGAACCAGGTTGGTTTTGCTCAGGTCGCCGAGCTTGGCAACGCCATCAGCATTGGCGGCTGGCGGGCTGTGCTGCAACAGGTCCCAGAGATGCGCCGCATGTTGCGCAGGGCAAAAAATGGAGAGATTGAAGACGAGGTTTTGAGGGACATTGAGGCCGCAACTGGCATTGGCTCTGACCGTTTGACAAATCAGGCCATGAACCGCGCAGACACTATCGGTGTGTTCAGCGAGGGGCGTGGCGACTGGATTGACAAGGGGCTGTTTATGCTGGCCCCTTTGAAAAGAGCCACAGCAGACTTGTCTGGCATGGCCCCGATTACGTTAGCTCTTGAACGAATGGCTGCACGGGTTGCTGTCCAGACCATGACGGACCTTGCTTTTAAGGCCAGAAACCTGTCGCGCAAACGCTTGGCCGGACTTGGGCTAGACGAGGCCATGACTGAGCGCGTTTATTCGCAAATCAGGAAAAACGCTGTCAGACAGCCATCTTCTATGGTTAAGCGCAAAAAGGTTCGTGCAATCAATCTTGGGGCTTGGGATGACGCTGAGGCAAGAGATGCTTTCCTCATAGCTATATCCCGTTGGACCCGCCGCAGCATCCAGCAGAATGACGTAGGCAACCTGAACCTTTATATGACCTCAACCATGGGGCAGATTCTGACGCAGTTCCGCACGTTTATGCTGGTTTCTTATGCGAAGCAAACGCTGCATAACATCAAGGCAAAAGACTTTAGGGCTTTGTCAGCGATGCTTCATTCAGTGGCATTTGCGGGCCTTGCCTACACAGCGCAAACCCAGGTCAACGCTCAGTTTAGAGAGGACAAAGAAGAGTTCTTGAAAGAAAGGCTGTCAGTTGACGCTATTGCCAAGGCATCGTTTCAGCGTAGCTCGTGGGCATCACTGTTCCCGGCACTAGTGGACACAGGAGCCATGTTCTATCAGGACGACCCTGTCTTCGCATACCGTTCCACAGGGCTAGACACCAACCTGATTGGCGGTGTGCCTAGTGTTCAGCTTATTTCAAAGGGTCTCGGTTCAGCACAGGCTGCGTCTAGGGCGCTCCTGAATCCTGACTTGCAGTTTTCGCAGGGGCAACAACGGGCGTTGAATACGCTTGTACCTTTTCAGAACGCAATCGGCATCAAGAACGCCCTTAACAAGTTGGTGGACATGAGACCGGAAACGACCAAGGTAGACTAGGGTTCCAGCAGAGCCGCAACTGCGGTATAAAGGACCGAAGGAGTGACGCATGACAGTCAGCAGCACGAATACAAAAAACAGCTATAGCGGGGACGGCTCCACAGTCGTTTTTGCCTATACTTTCAAAGTCTTCGACGACGATGACATCCAAGTCATTCTTCGTAACGACACGACTGGCGCTGAAACTGTGCAGACCAAGACGACACATTACACTGTGTCGGGCGTGGGAAACACTGGCGGTGGCAACATTACCTTTGTAGCCGCCCCGGCAACAGGAGAGACTGTTGTCCTGATTCGCGCCATCCCGCTGACACAGACTACTGACTACACTCCTAATGACCCCTTCCCTGCTGAAACGCATGAAGAGGCGCTGGACCGCCTGACATTCATCGTGCAGGACATTGAGGAAGAGGTTGGCCGGTCCATTAAGGTGTCGCGTACCAACACCATCACCTCGTCTGAGTTCACTGTGGGTGCCACCACACGGGCAAACAAAATCTTCGCCTTCGACAGCGACGGTGACTTGGCTGTTACGCAGGAGATTGGCACATACCAAGGTACAGACGCCACGACCACGACATCTGCCTACGCCGAGCGTGACATCATCAAGTCCACCACGGCTGGACAGCTTAACAACGTATATATTTGCGTAGCTGATTCGGTAGCCGGTGACCTGCTGACTGACACCGACCATTTCGAGCTACTCGTTGACGCTGTGTCTGCCGCTACAAGTGCGACTGCTGCGGCTTCCAGTGCTACAGCGGCTGCTGCAAGCGAAACGGCTGCGTCTGCGTCTGAAAGTGCTGCGGCCACATCCGAGTCAAACGCGGCGACGAGCGAGTCTAACGCCTCTACCAGCGAAACAAATGCGGCCACAAGTGCAACCAACGCCGCTACAAGTGCTACTAACGCCGCTACCAGTGAGACAAATGCTGGCACATCAGCCACGGCTGCTGCTTCTTCGGCTACCGCAGCGGCTGCAAGTGCCACGGCTGCTGCTGCAAGTGAGTCGGCTGCTGCCACGTCCGAGACAAATGCTGCCACTAGCGAGACCAATGCAGCAACGTCTGCCACCACGGCCACTACGAAGGCGTCAGAGGCCGCTACAAGCGCCACTAATGCTGCAACCAGCGAGAGCAACGCCAGCACAAGCGAGACTAATGCGGCGACATCGGCCACGGCTTCAGCGTCATCAGCCACAGCTGCGGCGGCAAGTCAGACAGCGGCGGCGGCTAGTGCGGCATCTGCTGCGTCTGCGTTTGACAATTTTGATGACACATATCTGGGGAGTTTCTCTAGCAACCCGACAGTCGATAACGACGGTGATGCCTTGGTTGAGGGTGCGCTTTACTTCAACACCACCGCCAACGAGATGCGTGTCTACGATGGCGCAAACTGGATTGCCGCTACATCTGCTGGCAATGTCTCGCTCATTCTGTACGAATACACAGCGACATCAGGGCAAACCACGTTCTCTGGCTCTGACGACAACAGTGCAACTCTGTCCTATACGGCAGACAATCTGCAAGTCGTGATGAACGGTATCGTCCTCGACCCGTCTGACTTTACCGCCACCAACGGCACCAGCGTTGTGCTGGCTTCTGGCGCGGCTGCCAATGACCTTGTGAACATCTATGCGTTCAAGAGCTTCACTGTGGCTGACACTGTGTCTGCGTCTGCTGGTGGTACGTTCAGTGGGAACGTGACTGTTAATGCAAGGCTTGATGTGGACAACATCCGCATCGACGGCAACACCATCAGCAGCACCGACACTAACGGCGACATTACCCTCGACCCGAATGGCACAGGTGACACGATTATTGCGTCGGGTAATTTTGGCGTAGGCACAACATCTCCAGGCGGTTTGGCAGAGTTTTACAAAGCCGGAACCTCTGAGGTTCTGATTGGCTCCGACAATGGCGGCACAGCACAACTTTCGCTGTACGAAAATGATGACGGCACAAAAGAAGGCTTTTTGAAGTATGACGGCACCAACAATCGCATCCATCTGGCCACGTCTGGCGATGCTAATGCGCTAGTCATGCCTCGTGACACCGGCTACGTCGGTCTTGGGACAACAGATTTCACTACCCAGAATGGAAGTGTTTCCAGACTTTTAAAACTAGGCGGTGCTAACAACACTGTTATTGCTGCGGAGCAAACAGGTTCAGGTAAAAATTTTATATTAGAAGCAAGAAACGAAGGACGTAGTGGCGGCGACAGATATGCTCAAATGTCATTTGCCGAAGATGGTTCTGATAATGGCGCTATAATATTTTACACAGCCGCTTCTGGTTCTGATGTTTCAGAACGTATGCGCATCGACAGCAGCGGCCAGATATTTTTCGGAACCACCGATGCGTCTATGTATAACAATTCGGGGGCTGGAAATGGCGGAGTTACCATCAACGCAGCTAATGGATTTTCAAAAGGTCTGATAGCTTGTGCGAGAGACAACGCGCAGCCTCTAGAAGTCAACAGATTGGCCAGTGACGGCACATTGGTTTCTTTTTCACAAGATGGAACCCAAGAAGGCACAATCTCTGTATCTGGCAGCACCGTTTCTTATAATGGTGGACACCTTTCCCGCTGGTCACAAGCCACTGACGGCAACCGCATCGACGGCCTTGTCAAAGGCACAGTGATGACCAACCTCGACCAGATGGCTGAGTGGACAAAGGACGGTGTGACAGAAGACAACGAGCAGCTTAACTGTATGGCTGTGTCATCCGTTGAGGGCGATGCAAACGTGGCTGGCGTATTCGTCAACTGGGATGATGACGACGAGGACTTCACCGCCGACATGAACATCGCAATGACCGGCGATATGGTCATCCGCATTGCTCAAGGCACGACAGTGGCACGAGGCGACTTGCTGATGTCAACAGGTGACGGCACTGCCAAGCCGCAAGGCGATGACATTGTTCGCAGCAAGACGATTGCGAAGGTGACCAGCACCACAGTTTCACACACATACGACGATGGCAGCTACCTTGTGCCGTGCGTCCTGATGGCTTGCTAAGGAGAACGCATCATGAGCAGAGCAAGAGATTTCGCAGACCTCGCCGGAAGCGCCGAGGCTGGTGGCCTGACTGGCAGGAACCTCATCATCAACGGTTCAATGGCGTGTTTCCAGAGGGCAACAGCAGCAACCACAATGACCAATGCCTATGGTGCGGTAGACCGCTTCAAAGGCTTTTCAAATGGCGGCGGTGCATTTACCGGCGAAAAGTACGACTTGACCACAGGTGAGATTGCTACGACAGGTCAGTATCAGGCATTGAAAATGTTGGTATCTACAGCGGACACCTCTATTGCTGCGGCAGACTACTACGCCCTGCAATACAAATTTGAAGGTGATGACCTACAGCAGCTTAAATACGGCTCGTCATCGGCTCAATCTTTTACGGTTTCTTTTTGGGTCAAGTCGGACACGACAGGCACATACTTCCTGACAGTTGACAAGGTTGCTAATGGTCAGACTGCTTATCGCATCCCTATTGAATACACTATTTCAAGCGCAGACACTTGGGAGCAAAAAGTAATAACTGTGTCGCCTACCGCTGGTAGCACTTCTCTTATTACTTCATCCGCAGGCGCTATTGGTGGCGGCACTGGCCACGGCCTCAGTCTTTACTGGGGCTTTGCTTGGGGTACAGATTATCACGGCACAAACAACACTTGGGGTACAGGTACATATGGCACAAACGCAACAGCGAATGGCTGGATGGGAACGGTAGGCAATGACTTCTACATCACCGGCGTGCAGTTTGAGGTCGGCGAACAGGCCACGCCGTTTGAGCATCGGTCGTTTGCGTCAGAAGAAATTGCCTGTACCCGCTATTTCTATGAGGCTCCGCCACTGTATCGCGGTCACTCTATGAATGTAGACTTTATCACTGTTTTAAGACTGGCGATTAACTACCCTGTACGCATGAGAACATCCCCAACAGTAACCAATAGCGGCATCACTAGCGGTTTTTCAATCGCAACTGTTCAAACTAATGACAAGTCTCATAACTTTGAAGTGAGCAAGGCGAGTACGACTGATTTCCGTCCTTCACTGACTAGTCCTAATTTTAAGTTTGATGCGGAGTTATAGATATGGACACAATGAGCATTACTAACGCACAGTATGAGGCGTATGAAGGCTCTAACGTGGCAATCAAGGCAACGATTGATGGCGACGAGTTGATTGCCCCCCTCGCCCCCGGAAACCGTCACTACGACGAAATCATGCGTCAGCAGTCGGAAGGCTTGCTGACGATTGCGGACGCTGACTGATGCCAGAGGAGCAGAAAATCGCTCTCGACGTTGCGGCTGGCACAGGCACCGCTGCCGCTTGGATGGGGATGGCCCCGGACATCGTGGCGGTGGTAACCGGCATATATGTGCTGGTGCGGCTCTGGGAAACCCAGACCGTGCGGAAGCTGACCGGGCGCGACTGATGTGGAACTGGTGCATGTGTTTCTGCTTCACGTTTTCTTAGACGGCAAGCCTAAAAGCAAGGACATGCACTTCTGGAACGTGGACGAGTGCGTATATTTTGCGCAACGTCTTCATAAGCAAGGAGGGAAGATTACAAGCTACTGCCTACCCGTCCAGGTCAGGCGTGACACTACAAGGATTTACTGATGCTTGCTGAACTCGCTGCCGCCAACGCCGCCTTTGCCGTAATCAAGCAAGCCATCCAGAATGGCAAGGACATAGCCTCTGCTGGCAGTGCCGTTGCAGAGTTTGTGGGTGCCAAAGAGAAGCTGCAAGCCAAGGCCCAGAAGAAGGGTGGCGGCTCTGACCTCGAAGAGTTTATGGCTCTGGAAAAGCTCAAGCAACAGGAAGACGAACTCAAAACCATTATGATTTACGCTGGTCGGCCCGGGCTATGGAGCGACTGGCAGAGGTTTCAGGCCAAGGCGCGGGTTGCTAGGCGCGAGGCAGTTGTTGCATCCGCAGCCAGACGCAAGAAGATTATAGACATCACAATCATCGGGGCATTTGTGCTGTGCTTTCTTGCCATTCTAGGCGCACTTTTTGCCCTAATCTTACACCATCAAGGGAGGTTATAATGGATATTACAATGGAGCGCTTCTTGGCGTGGAGGATACTGCCGCGTCTTATGATGTTCGTGATGACATTCATGTATATCCGCGTCATTGAGTGGGGCATGTCCCTCGAAGACATCACAACCCAGCAGAGTGCCATGGTCAGTGTCGTCAGCGGTGCCATGACTGGTGCTTTTGCTGTGTGGCTTGGAAGCGAGAAAAAGGCATGAATGTGGCCTGGTCATTAGTGCTGGTCACTGCGGTGTCAGCCACGGAATATAATGTTGAGCCTATTACCACAACTGAGACGATGGCTGAGTGTTACTTCCAAAGTACCGAGGTTAATTGGCAGTCACACATACACAACAATCAAGAGCTTCTTTGCATAAGGATAGAGGAATGATTCAAGCACTGATTCCCATCGTTGGCGAACTGGCCGGTGGCTGGCTCAAGGGCAAGGCCGCAGAGAAAGCCGCCAAGTCTCAGGTGAAGGTTGCCAAGGCCGAGGCAGAGGCCGAGGTAATGAAGACAGCCGCCACGCATGATTCCAAGTGGGAACTCATCATGGCGCAGTCCACACAGACATCCCTCAAAGACGAAATCGTCACGGTGATTGTGCTTATTCCTGTCGTGCTGGTGTTCATCCCCGGCATGGAAGATGTGGTGCAGAATGGCTTTGACCGGCTAAATGAACTACCCGACTGGTACCAATATTTGGTATTCTTGGTGTGCAGTGCCGCCCTTGGCATCAAAGGCTTGGATAAGTTCAGGAAGAAATGATGGCCCGCAAACCTGTTAAAACAAAGTCCCGCGTGAACGAGGCTGGTAACTACACCAAGCCTACTATGCGCAAAAGACTTTTCTCCAAAATCAAAGCTGGCGGCAAAGGTGGCAAGCCGGGGCAGTGGTCTGCCCGCAAGGCGCAGATGCTGGCCAAGCAGTACAAGTCAGCAGGGGGCGGCTATAAGAACTGATGGCACTCAAGAAATCACAACGAAGCCTGAAGTCTTGGACAAAGCAGAAATGGAGAACCAAGAGTGGTAAGCCGTCCACGCAGGGCCCGAAAGCTACCGGGGAGCGCTATCTACCGTCTAGAGCCATTAAAGCCCTCTCACCCAAAGAATATGCGGCGACCACGAGAGCGAAGAGGAAGGCTACTAGAGCCGGGAAACAAGTTAGCAAGCAACCAAAACGAATTGCGCAGAAGACAAGGCGCTACAGGAAGACAAAATGAATCTAGTGAAACTGTGTGACGACCTCAAAGCCGACGAGGGGAGTGTCAACGAGATTTACATTTGCCCGGCAGGGCATCCCACTTTTGGCGTAGGCCATATGATTACCAAGAAAGACCCTGAACATGGTGAGCCAGTTGGCACTAGCATTAGCGATGAACGGGTACGGGAAGCCTTCGAGGCAGACATCACCATCACGCTACAAGATTGTGAGAAACTATATCCTGACTTCGCTGACTTGCCAGAAGAGGTGCAGCTAATCATCGCCAACATGCTCTTCAACATGGGCTTGCCGCGCCTGTCCAAGTTCCGGGGCATGAAGGCTGCGGTGGACGACCGTGACTGGAACCGCGCAGCGGATGAGATGGTGGACAGTTTGTGGTATAACCAAGTGACAGCGCGGGCAGACCGTCTGGTGCAACGTATGAAAGAGGTAGTGTGATGCCTGGTGCAAAGTATTCATCGAAGCAGAAAAAGATGGCGGCTGTAGCTTCGCCGCGTAACAAGATTACTGGTGCTGACTTCGCAAAGCTGCGAGGCAAGAAGAAGCCGACCATGGGTGCGGCCAAGAAGAAGCGCCGTGGCTAAGACTCCGGCATGGCAGCGCAAGGCTGGCAAGAACCCGAAGGGTGGCTTGAACGAGGCTGGGCGTCGTTCTGCCAAGAAGCAGGGCATGAACCTCAAGCGTCCTGTGAAGAAGGGCGACAACCCGCGCCGTGCATCCTTCCTTGCCCGCATGGCTGGAATGAAAGGCCCGGAGCGTGACGCAAAGGGCAAGCCGACCAGGCTCTTGCTCTCTCTACGGGCATGGGGTGCCTCTAGCAAGGCTGACGCTAGGAAGAAGGCGTCAGGCATATCCAAGCGGAACAAGGCCAAGAAAGCCAGAGCGTGATGCCTCGCAACCCGCAAGCCCGCAGCCTGATGAGCAAGCTGTTCAAGCCGCGCATCCTCAAGCCCAAGAAGGGCAAGGGTAGTTACTCCCGTAAAAAAGAACCCCGCCGAAGCGGGGCTTAGTGGCTAGGTTACCTAGCTGGGAGGAACTACTCAATTCTCCAAATTCTGTACCCAGTACCGTTAGGTTCCTTGCGTGAGCGGTACTCCATGCCTCTGTACCTCATAGCCGCGCGAACCTTCTCGAAATCACGCTCGGTTGTCGCAACTAGGCTGTCACCAACCTCCATACCAGAAAGTATATTCCACCTGTCGCGTCTGCCGCCGGGTATTGGTATGCCTTTTTCAAGCACCACTTGATTGCACTCTGCGCACTTTTTCAAAGCACCCTCCTGTCTGCGTGTCATAGCAAAGCTTATGTCCGTTCCCATTCGCAACCCACGTTCCATCCATGACATAATGCTCCTTACCGCAGAACTCACAGTTTAATTTCCTTGTGTCTCGGTTCTTGGTTTTCGGTTTTCTTTTCCTCACGTTGGGCCTCCAATCCCGCATTGAGGAAGCGCCCGGCCATCCAGAGTAGCTGTGTTGAGTCCATGTCTCTGTAGTAGGACACGCCCTCTATACTAACCAGCACTCCTTCTGGCCTAGGCACTACCAAGATTTGCTTAGAAGGGGATGTCATCATCCAAAGACATCTTTGGCTTACGCGCAGTTTCCTGAACGCCAGCCGCTTCTGCCACCTGTTTGAATCCACCTTGCGAAACGTCGTCAGCTACGCTGTCTGTGCCGGTGTATTCAATAGGCTGTTCGACCTTTAACGTGATGCTGCCGTCGTCGTTCTCGTACACGCGCACAGAATACTGTACGTCATGCCTGAGATGCACATCCGCTGGCGCACCGTCCTTGTACGGCGTCCACTTGCTGTTGCCAAACTTGGCAGCACCCTTGTCGTTGGGCCAAGCCCGGAACTGGGTGATTGGTTTCCACTGTCTTGCCATGATTAACCTCCAAGGCTCTGTTCGTGCTTTTGAAATAGGTCAAAGAGCGCCTGCGCACGTTGAGGATTGCGCTTCTTGACATCCATGATGAGGTGCTTGTTCTCAGCGAACAGGTTATGGACACCGCCAACCATCTTTATGTTCTCCAGCCTAGACTTCACCTGAACGTATAGATGACGGTCAGATTCTTCATGGGCATCAGGCGACGTCTCGACAGGGGATGGAGGGTTCCCGCTGGAGCCGCCGCCTGAACTGGATGTCTCCAAGTTCTGCTGCTTCCTCGGCACAGCCTCCATTTCATTAGCACTGGCATACTCACCACCGGACAGACCGATGCTTGCCAGCGCCCTACCAATGGCAGATGTCTCACAGTTTTCCAAGGCGCTTGTCTTGTTGACGTTGCCTTGGCCCCTGATTTCCTCTGCCATCCCTGAGCCAACGATGTGACCATTATGGTCTGTGACAACGGCTTTTACAACCACACGCTGCCCGTCGTCCACGAGAATCTCCGTGTCAACGCCGCACTCAAGGCCGAAGACGGTTCGGAACGCCTCCATGCGGTGGACAACCTGGGTGTACTTCTTGCCACCCCGTTGCGCTATCCCGTGGGATTTGTGCAATTCGGAGACAAGCCCCATTGCATCAATCATCTTGCTCATCTGTTACCTTTCCTTTGTGCAAATGGTCTGCCATCAAGTGCATGAAGACAGTCCAAGCCGCCTTCATGTCACTCATCTCTGCCTGTAGCTCGGCTAGCCTTTTCTCAAGCCGGTCTACCTGCTGTTGTAGTTCACCAACGTCAGGCATTGGCAGCTTTGGGCAGACTGCGCCCGTCAACCCGCCACACCCGGAACCCTTCGTCAACACGCCGTGAAACATAGGCTTTGTTATGCTTCCACAGTGTCTTGATAATCCGCCTGTACACAACCTCGTTGGGACACAGTACGCTGTCGCCGGGCTTCATCTGCAAGGCAAGTTCGCTTTCGCTACTCATGGTGCGGCCGGAACCGGGCTTGCGCTTAGGGATTGAAATGTCACGTTCGATTTTTAGTTTCATAGCTAAACCCTCCAAATTTCTCTAGCTATCTTCACGATGTCAGGGCCATGGCGGCCCGCGATTTGACCAAAGTCCGGCTGGACAAGGCCAAAGAGGTTGCTCCAGTTGCCATTCGCAGCCTTGAGCAAGTTCTGTTGCACCACCCAGCGCTGCACTACGTCCTGATAAGTTGCCTCTAGGGCTTCAGGCTTTAGTGCGTCGCAGTTTTCGGCGGTGACGATGTTGTAGCCAGCAGGGGTCACAAACAGGAGGCCTGGCGCATCACCTGTCGCCTTCCAATAGACTGCCTGTTGCATGATTTGCTGGGGAAGCGGTTCGGTCTTAGGCTTTGGGTTGCGCCAAGTGCGGGTGCCGTCTTTCTTCGGTGGGTTTCGCATTGGCAAGCTGCACTTCAGGTCAACTTGTCGGCCAGACCCCGTGAAGTCTTGGAACAGGATGACCGGGACATCCAGCTTTTCCTCAATGTAGAGCCGCTGGTATTCGCCCTCGAACTCGTCGTCTCCGTAGAACTCCTTGATGCCGTCAACAGCGTATCTCGCCATCTCCGGTATGACTTCCTTGAAGTGGTGGTACTCTTCTGCATCCTTTCCCCCGTCCCAGTCACGCGGCTTGTAAAACTCGAACTCAGTCATGCCTTTACGCACAGCTTCGTCAAAGTCTATTGGCTCCTTGCGGCCATAGATAGGGCTGTAGTCGTGGACGCCCAGTGCCATGTCCGCTATGCTTTGAACTATCTGACCAGCACGGGGCCGGGCCGCAAAGGGGAAATTAATCTTGTGTTCTTTACGCAAGAACAACTTCAGGACATGCTCGTCAATCGGCTGCGTTGCACCCGACGCGCTGACATGCTGCCGTCCGAAGAACAGGCTGTAATCAGGGATTGTTCTTTCCATGTGACCCTCCATATCCACGTTCTAAACATTTCCAACATAGGTGTCAACAATGTTTTTAGTCTTTGATTCGGATGAGTTGGTTGATTGCGTGAGGTGTGAGGGCAACGGGGTAATCCCCATTGACTTGTATGAGCATAGCGAAATAGGGTTCGGCATCACCCGTAGTTTTTCTTGTGAGTGTGGGGTGTGTGGAGGCGAGGGTAAACTGATGCCCTATTTTGAAATCGAATATGATTCTGAGGCCAGCGATTGATTGTCTGCCGGTACGCGCATCGTGATGACGAGGTGCCGGTGGGGCGGGAGGTTTATCCTCTGGGTGGTTGGCATGGGGCCAAGGGCTATGTGCTATGGAGTGAAGACATGACCAATGGACGTGCAAAAGGCGCACAATTTGAACGCACTATTGCGAATATGTGCCGTGACTCTCTAGGCTATGAGGCGAAACGAGACCTCGAACAATACAGAAGCGGTGACCGGGGTGACCTGATTGGGGTGCCTGGCTGGGTCATAGAGTGTAAACGCTACGCCTCGGGCTCGACATACAGAGATGACTGGTGGCGGCAAGTGACCAAGGCAGCAGACGTTGCTATGTGTGAGCCTGTCCTCATCTATAAGTATGACCGCCAGCCTATCCGCTGTGTGGTTTTCCTATCGGCCATCAACCCAGATTTTTGGGGCAAGGCCGACACTGCCACGGTCAGCTTTGATACGTGGTGCATGATTGTCAGGGAGGGATTGACAGATGAAGAGCGCAGCCGACATGAGCATGGACGAGTTCCGCAACCTATTGGCCACGGTGACAGCCACGCCTGATGTTCCGCCGACTCCGCCCGGGCGTTACCAGCGCAAGGTAAAGCCGACGGCAGCGCAGCAACCGTTCTGGAACAGGCGCAAGCCGGGTACAAACAAGCGGGCTAAATCGCGTCAGCCTTCTCGCACCTGAAGTGGGCTTGCATAGGCGCGGGGAACAGTGGGATGACAGCCTTTGCCATCTCCATGCCCCGTGCGTAGCACTCCTGCTCTGTGTCTTTTAGTCCTGTTGTGTCTTCAAACAGGGCGCACTCATTCGGCTGCCCTATTACGCACACCAGTACGAGCGCCTTAAACATGTCAACGCTCCTTTCTCTTCAAGCCTAGCATTAAGTGGGGGCATATTGCTAATCGCCCCCCTCCCATACCGGCGGTGTGTGGTCCGGCCCGTAAAACTCTTCCGGCATCTTGTTGCTTTTGGCTAGGTTTTCCTCTGCGGTAATCACTTGCAGATTCCACGGCACATGCAGCCCGCAGACCGCTTCTCCGTTGCGCGGATAGTAGTGGTCAACGTGATGCTTTACGCCGGTCTGTCGCGTCTTTCTCGCTGCCTCTTTGTAAAAGGGGGCAAAGACCTTTGGGTCAATCCCCTTGGGCATTGCTTCCCTCAAGTACCTGCGGCGCAGTTGCGCTTCAAGTTTCCGCTGCTCCCTGTGTTCGATGTCCTCCGCCCACCGTTCCCGCTGGCGCGTCCGGTGCCGTTCTTTGCGCTTCTGTTTCTTTTCTTCGGGGACATCCACAAAATAACGCTGGTAGTGTTCGCGATGCAGGTTGGGGTTTTCCTCAAAGCATTTCTTGCGCCACTCCTTGTAACGCTCCCTGCCGCCGCGCTCGTGGTAGTATTCGTAATGAGACTGCAAAACTTTGTCGTGGTTCTTACGCTTCCATTTTTTTGAGCCCTCCTTGTGACAAGCTACGCAATGCCCATATGGCAGCATTCTTTCGGACAGGTGGCCTTTGGGGCAGGGTTTACCATTGAAGTAGAACCGTTGTCCGGCTTTCTCTGCCTCCTGCCGGGTCATTATCTTCTGGCCAATCTTAGCCTCTAACTCTGCGACGTGCCGCGCCCGCGCCTCTTTCC